ACCGTTAGAAACTCCATCTATGTCCGTAATTGAGAAACTCAAAGAGGCTGTCCGGTCTGTCGTAGAGGCAGAGCGCCAAGACCTCTACGCCGAAGCCCGCCTAAATGATGGGCGCGTCATTGCCACCGAAGCCGAAGCGTTCAGCGCGGGAGCCCCTGTTCGCGTTATGAGCGAGGACGGCGAAGCTGCTCCCCTAGAGGCTGGATCGTATGAACTCAGCGATGGCGGAAGCGTCACCGTAGACGACAGTTCGCAGGTGGTCGAGATGATGGACGACAAAGAGGAGAAAGTCGAGGCCGCAGACCACGAAGAGGAGAAGGACGAAATGGCAGCGGTCAAGGCCGCCCTCGTCGACAAGTTCCAAATCTCTCCCGAAGTAGCTGCCGAGATTGTCGAGGTGGTGAAGGAAGCAATGGCCCCCGCTGAGGTGGAAGCCGAAGAGGAGAAGAAAGAGGAGGAGATGGAAGAAGACAAGAAAGAAGAAATGTCTTCGCACCTCTCAGCAATTACCGACCAGATGACGGTCGCCCTTGAGGCCATCAGTGCCCGCCTTGCGAAGCTCGAAGAGCAGCCCGCAGCAAACCCCGACCGCGTCCTTCCAAAGGCCGAGTTCAGCAAAGAAATTGATCCCAATCTCACCGGCGTTGATCGCGCCTTCAACGTAATTTCCCAGTTCTCATGAATCCTGTAAAGAGTAAGAAGTACGACTTCGACATTACGGTGACCGACAACACCTACGCGGGTGAGTTGGCATTGCCGTACGTTACCGCCGCCGTCACCGGTGCGGAGACCATCACCAACAACCGCTGCCGCCTCATCGAGGGCGTCGTCCATAAGGCGGTTATTTCCAACCTCGGACTCACCGACGTTATTCAAGCCGCCGATTGTGGAGGTTCGGACGGGGGCAACACCTCGCTCACCGAGCAGATTGTAACGCTCAACGACTTGATGGTCAAGGAGGTCATTTGCCGGAAGACCATCTTCCCAACGTTTATTGCCGCTCAAGGTCGTATGCGTCGGGACGGGAATATCCCCCCTGCCTTCGCTGAGTTCTTGCTTTCTTCCGTAGCTGCTAAGGCTGGACAGAACCTCGAAACGCTCTTGTGGGCTGGAGACGCTGCCGATCCCGGAATTTGGGGCTTGGGTCTCTTGTCTAACGACGGAGTAATCGACGAGGATGGTATCGACAACTCTGCCATGGGTTCCTTTGCTCAGGTAACAACTGCCGCCGCCTTTACCGCCGCCAATATCCTCGGCGAGATGAACAAGGTCTTCGCAGGTGTCGCCGCTACCCCCGGTATCATGCTGAAGCCCGGAGCCGGTTTCTACATCTCTTACGAGGCGTATGCATTCTTCCAGCAGGCCCAAGCCGAGCAGAATACCGGAGCGGGATACAACCAGGACCTGAGCGGCGCAAGCTACCTCGGATATCCTGTCTACCCGACAGCAGGCATCGGAACGGCTGACGCGATTGCCTTCACCTATCCTGAGAACATCGTAGTCGGAACCAATGCCTACACAGGCAACGAGGCCGCTGCTTTGATTCCTGTCTATCAGTACGACGGTAGCGACAACGTGAAAGCCACGATGAACTTCGCCGTCGGTGTCAACGTAGCCGTGCCAACAGATGGCGTGGTAGGATTCGCATTTACCTAAGACATGGCCTGTACTATCACCCTCGGCCGCGCGCTGGATTGCAAGGACGCCCTCGGAGGTCTCTCACGGATTTATTTCGTGAGTGACTTTGCGGACGGACTTGTGACCGCCGCCGGGACGGGTGATGGAACGGCAGGATCGGCAACGGTAGCGACCGCCTCCGGCGAGAGCTTCACCGTAACCGACCTCCCCGCGATGACTGTACTCCAGTACGACCTTCGCCCGGACTTGTCTTCCTTCACCGTCAACGTCCAATCTGACCCCGCTACGGGCGCGTCTCTCTTTGAGCAGACGTTGAACGTAGTGCTTCAGAAGAACCAAGAACAAGACCCCGAACAGATCCGGCTCATCAGCCGCAACCGTTCTCAAATCTTTGTCTTGGACAACAACGATAACGTGTTCCTCTTCGGTGCCACCTACGGGATGGACCTGAACGGGGGAACGATTACCTCTGGCGCTGCTCGCAATGAGATGTCTGGAAGCACCATGACCTTCGCCGGTCGTGAGCCTGCTCCCTACTACCTCCTCGAAGCTACCGCCGGAATCGGTACCGCAGTCTATCCATTCGATGGACTGACGACACCTGGAAACGTGACTGTCACTACGGGTTAAATCTCCGTTGCTTTGTGTGTTTTGGGAAGGGGCTGCCATTGGCGGCCCTTTCTTATATCCCCCTACGAGATGATTCTGGTCTTCAAAAACAATTCCGACAGCGTATCCAATACGGTCTATATCACGCCCAAGGAAAAGCGGGGCGCGGCAAACGTCGCCGAGTACGGTCCGACCATCCAAGCTCTCGGAATGGAGCTGACCAGCCTAACCACAAACAAGGTGGTAATGGTGAACGCGATCACGGTCACAGTCACCGACCGCTTCACTACGTTCTCGTTTAACGCCGATACGGTGGCCGCTGACACTTCCGCCGACCTCAGCGGACCCCAATGGCCGGAGGGGTTTATTCAGTACCGTATCGTCGAGCGGGCGTCCTCGTCTGACGTTCGGGACATCACCGCCGCCGACGTAATCCTAGAGACGGGATTGGGGTATCTTTCGCGTGGAGCGCAGACGGGAATACTCCTTACAGAATCCGGAAACTCACTCGCCAAGGAAGACGGCGGGCTACTATTGACAGAAGATGCCACGACAACGACGGAAGCGTACCAAGAGACAACCTACACCAGCGCAGCCGACGCCGCCGAAACCTTCACCTACTATGAGTAAGCACGAGTTCAACGTCTTCGGACTGCCTACGCACGAGCTGCCTCTGTTTACGGAGAAGACCGGCCGCGATTGGGTAGACTATGGCTTCGACAATCAGTACGGCGACTATCTCCGGGACCTTTACCTCGGTTCGAGTATTCAGGCCGCTGTCGTCAACGGCGTCTCGGAGATGATCTACGGCGATGGCCTAGACGCGACCGACAGGGAAGAGCAGCCCGAACAGTGGCTCAAGACGCAAAAGCTGCTAGAGAACTCCGACGAGGATATCATGCGCCAACTGTGCTTTGATTTAAAGCTCTACGGGCAATGCTACGTGCAGGTTATTTGGAACCGCGTAAGGACCGAGGTAGCCGAGCTCCGTTTCCTTCCAGCGCATACGGTACGGACAGGAATCGCCGACAGTCAAGGGCGCGTCGATTGCTATTACGTCAGTCCGGACTGGTCACGGATGCGGGAGCCTAGGTTTGCGCCGGTCAAATACCCCGCGCTGGATTTAGAGGACCGCAGCGAGGCGGCGGTAGTGTATCAAATCAAAGCCTACCAACCCGGTATCTTCTACTACGGCTTGCCCGATTACGTGGGAGCTACCAACTACGTCGAACTCGACAGAGAAATCAGCTCGTTCCACCTCAATAACATTCGCAACGGCCTCTTCCCTTCTATGTTGTTGTCGTTCAATAACGGCGTCCCCACGGACGAGGAGAGGAGGACGATAGAAAGGCACGTAAACGACAAGTTCAGCGGATCGGGTAACGCCGGGCGCCTGCTGATTTCGTTCAACGACGGCTCTGACTCGGCGCCGCAGTTGACCCCCGTCAACCCGAACGATAACGACGGGATGTACGAGTTCCTTGCGAAGGAATGCACCACGAAAATACTGGCCGGCCACCGCGTAACGTCTCCCCTGCTGTTTGGTATCCGTGGCGATGGGAGCGGGTTCGGAAACAACGCCGAGGAATTGCGCGACGCCTTCAGCCTCTTCCAAAATACGGTCATCAAGCCCTACCAGCGGACCCTGTTGGATGGCCTCCAGGTCATTTTCAACGTCAACGGAATCAACCTCGACTTCTACTTCAAGACCTTGAAGCCTGCCGACTTCATCGACGTGGAAGCGGTCAAAGCCCAAACGGTTGATGACCAAGAAAAGGAAGGTATTGAGCAGGAGTTCAGCGCAACCGAACGGGACTTGAACCCCGCCGCCGATTGGTTGCTTGACCGTGGCGAAGACGAGGACGAAGAATACGAGCTCATAGACGAGCGGGAGTACGACGAAGCGATGGAAGCCCAGCTGGACGCCCTTTGGACGTTCGCACGGGTCATTATTCCTAAAGGTCCACGCCCTACATCCGGGACAAGCGAAATGGACACCGACCTTATCAAGGTCCGCTACAAGTATGCCCCCGACACCGCCGACAGCAAATCCCGCGAATTCTGCCGGAAGATGGTCAGCGCAGGACGCATATACCGCAAGGAAGATATTGAAGCCGCTTTTAACCGTGCTGTAAATCCGGGATGGGGACCAGGTGGAGCGAACACCTACGACCTCCTAAAGTACAAGGGCGGCGGATCGTGCCGTCACTTCTGGCAGCGTAGGACATACCTCAAGAAGAACAACAAAGCAATCGACGTCAACGAGGCCAAGCGCATCATCCGCGCCGCCGGACCCGATGCCGAGCGCCTGAAGCCACAAGACCCACAAGTTGCCCAGCGACCGCGCGATATGGTGAACCGTGGCTTCCTCGAACCCCGTGACTTTACAACTCCGAGATAATGGCGAACCTCATCCTCTTTATTTCTCCGGCGAAGCTCAAGAAAGAGACCGCCCTCGGTGGATCTGTCGACGACGAAATCCTGCAGCCGTACATTCGGCTCGCTCAGGAGATGCACCTGCTCCCTACGTTGGGACAAAGCCTATACGACGACCTCGTCGCCAAGGTGACCGCGGGAACCATTACTGGAGACGACGAAACCCTGATGGACTCCTATATCGCTCCGGCGTTGGTTCAACTGGCGTTCTCTGAGGCGCTGCCTTTTATCCGTGTGCGCATCGTCAACAACGGCGTCACGGTGATGGACTCCGAGCAATCCACCGCGGCATCCTACGGCGATATGAAGCCGCTCATGAACCGCTCTAAAGATTTAGGGCTCTTCCATATCGAGCGCCTCATCGACTACCTAGACAACAACGGCAGCCTGTTTCCGTCATTGGATGCCGAGGGGCCGGGCGAGCTCTGCCGGACGGTAAGGAACTACACGCAGGGGTTGAACGTGTACCCCAACTTTCGCGAC